GCGATGGGCGTCACGCGCAACGCCGTGCTCGGCCAGTATCACCGGATCTGGACGGAGACGCGACGCGGCTGGCCTGACGAGACCGGCGACGGCACGCAGCCGCCCGGTTGGTGGTCGCGGGGGCCCGAAGGTTTGCCTGGCCAAGGGGCCTCCCGATGACCCCGTTCCTTGCCGCTCCCGCCTTCGATGGCGACGACCCCGCGGCGCATCTGTGGCGCGTGGAGCGGCTCTTGGAGAAGCTCGGCCTCGGCGCGTCGTCGCGGCTCGCGGAGGCCCGCTACGGCGTGCTGCTGGCTCGCGTGGCCGCCGAGGAGGTGCGTCAGGAGCGGCGGGTGAGGGGGGTGGCGCCGTGAGCCTCCAAGCCTATCGCAGCTTCATCGCTTCGCGGGCCCCTACGGCATCGCAGGACGGCCTTGCGCCCGCAGCGATCAATGGGTCGCTCAAGGCGCATCAAGAAGCGGTTGTGCGGTTCGCGCTTGAGCGCGGCCGGTCAGCCGCCTTCCTTGACACGGGCCTAGGCAAGAGCCTCATCGAGCTCGAGTTCGCCCGGCAAGCCGCAGAGGAGACGCGCAAGCCGTCCCTCATCCTCACGCCGCTGGCGGTTGCCGGGCAGATGGTGCGCGAAGGCCGCCGCTTCGGCATCGAGGCACGGCAGATCCGTGAGCAAGCCGAAGTCGGGGCTGGCATTATGGTTGCCAACTACGAGCGGCTGTCACGGCTCGACCCCGACGCCTTTGGGGCGGTGGTGCTGGACGAGTCCAGCATCCTCAAGAGTTTCGCCGGGCAGACCCGCTCCGCGCTCTTGGCAGCCTTCCCGGACACTCGGTTCAAGCTGGCCGCCACAGCCACGCCCTCGCCCAATGACCACACCGAACTCGGCAACCACGCGGAGTTCCTGGGCGTGATGCGCCAGCAGGAGATGCTTTCTCGCTGGTTCATCAACGACACTGCCACGGCATCTCAGGATTGGCGCCTCAAGGGGCATGCCGTCGAGAGCTTCTGGGCTTGGGTGGCGACCTGGGCGCGATGCGCGACGTTGCCGTCCGACTTGGGCGGCGATGATGCCGGCTACGTCCTTCCCGACGTGGACCGGCGCATCCACACCGTCGCTGCGGACCGCATGACGGACGTGGGTGAGGGGATGCTGTTTCGCATCCCTGAGATGAGCGCGACGAGCTTCCACGCTGAGAAGCGCCTGACGCTTGAGGCACGCTGCGAACTCGCGGCACGCGTCGCGGACCACGACAAGCCTGTGACCGTCTGGTGTGAGACGAACGACGAGAGCGCGCGCCTTGCGAGCCTGATCCCGGGTGCCGTCGAGGTGCATGGCTCGCTCGACCCGGACGAGAAGGAGCGCCGCCTTCTGGCTTTCGCGGATGGTGGCATCCGTGTCCTCGTCACCAAGCCGAAGCTCGCGGGCTTCGGGGTCAACTGGCAGCACTGCTCCCACGCCGTCTTTGCCAGCGTCTCGTTCTCCTACGAGCAGCATTATCAGGCCGTGCGTCGCTCGCACCGCTTCGGGCAGACCGAGCGCGTCCGCAACGACGTCATCCTGGCCGATACCGAGGCCAGCATCTGGTCCGCCATCACCGCCAAGTCAGCGAAGCACGATGAGATGAAGCGGCGGATGGCCGACGCCATGCGGGCCGCGCAGGGGCATGGGGAGCGCCGGGTGCGATATGAGCGCCCGCTCGACCTTGCCTTCCCCTCTTGGATCAGGAGCGCGCTGTGAAGCAGCCGGACTATCAGGGACGCGGCTACGCGCTGCACAACTCGGACTGCGTCGAGGGCATGTGGGCGATGCCGGAACACAGCATCGACTGCGCTGTGTTCTCGCCGCCCTTTGGCGATTTGTTCGTTTATTCGGACAGCGAGCGCGACCTCGGCAATGCCGGGGACGGCGAGGAGTTCTTCGCGCAGTACGCCTTCTTTGCGGAGGCGCTGGCGCGGGTGATGAAGCCCGGCCGGATGGTCTGCGTGCACTGCACGGACCTTCCTGCCCGGAAGGGCAAGCACGGGTTCATCGGCCTGCGCGACTTCTCGGGCGACCTCGTCCGCGTCCACGAGGCGACCGGGCTCATCTACCACGGCCGCTCGACGATCTGGAAAGACCCGGTGGTGGAGATGCAGCGCACCAAGGCGCTGGGGCTCCTGCACGCGCAGATCCGCAAGGACAGCGCCATGAACCGCGTGGGCATGCCCGACTACATGCTGTTCTTTCGAGCCCCCGGGGAGAACCCCGACCGCATCGCCCACGCGCGGCCGCAGGACACAGCCGAGGCCGTGAAGATCGCGAAGGCATGGCTCGCGGACATGCACCGGCATGGGCTGGCTTCGGCTGTGCCGTCCGAGGCCCAGATCGCCGCCATGCTGCCGCATGTCGTGTTCGACGTCATGGAGTGGCAAAGGCTCGCCTCGCCGGTCTGGATGGACATTCAGCAGGGGAACGTCCTGAGCCGCGTCAAGGCGGCCGGTGATGAACGGCATGTCTGCCCGTTGCAGCTCGACGTCATCGAGCGATGCCTGCGCCTCTACAGCAAGCCGGGCGACGTCGTGATGGACCCGTTCAATGGGATTGGATCCACGGGCTACCAGGCGCTGCGCATGTATCGCCGCTACCTAGGCTTCGAGCTCAAGCCCGAATACGCCGCGCAGGCCGGCAAGCACTTGGCTGAGGCGGAGGCCTCATCCGCCGACCTGTTCGGCATGGCAGCGGTAGCCGCTGAATGACGCCCCCCACCGAGCAACCCCCGCCGTCCCTCACGTTCACCGGCCAGCCCGTCAACTGGCACGGCCGCTCCTTCACCTGGGACGAGTGGGCCAAGCTGGGCTCGTGGGAACGCTACGGCCCCAACGGGCGGCTGTGGAGCGGCCTCACGCAGTCCTGGGTCACGGAAGCCGAGCATGAGGCTGCGGTGGCCGTGGCGCGGGCCGAGGGGCGGCTGCCTGAGCATTGGGGGCGGGGATGACCGTCGCGGCGCTCTACGTGCAGACCGGCGGGTGCTACTTCGGGTTGCCCGACGTGGACCCCTGGGACCAAGCTCGCGACGCTCGCCGCTATGCGGGCCCTTGGCCCGTAGTGGCGCATCCTCCTTGCGAGCGGTACGGCAGGTACTGGTCCGGCGGTCCGTCAGCCAAGGTCAAACGCCGGATGGGCGACGACGACGGCTGCTTCGCTCACGCGCTAGATGCTGTCCGTCGCTGGGGTGGCATCCTCGAACACCCCGAGGGCTCGCACGCCTGGCGGATGTTTGGCCTGATGACGCCCCCGCGGGAGGGCCGTTGGGTCTCAGCGGGCCTAGGCGACCTGGGCTGGACCTGCTGCGTGGAGCAAGGCGCCTACGGCCACCGCGCCCGCAAGGCGACGTGGCTCTACGCGTGCCACGTGGACTTGCCAGCCTTGGCCTGGGGCCGGGCGCCGGGCGAGTTCCTGCGGCTGGAGGAGGGCTTCATGTCCACCGAGGAGCGCAGGCAAGCCCGGGCTGCGGGGGTGAAGCCCATCCGGCGCATCGCTGGGGATGAGCTGGCCGCCACGCCGATCCCGTTCCGCGACCTCCTCCTGGGCATCGCCCGCACGGCGCGCGCGCCGGCCCTCGAGGTGGCGGCATGAGACGCGCGGCCAAGGTCGATGCGAACCAGCCGGCGATCGTCGCCGCCCTCCGCAAGGCCGGTGCCAGTGTGGGCCTGCTCCACTCAGTCGGCGGCGGCTGCCCTGATCTCGTGGTCGGTTACCGAGACCCCGCGACGGGCCTGCGCGAGTGCGTGCTGGTCGAGGTCAAGGATGGCTCCAAGCCCCCCTCCGCCCGCAAGCTCACCGAGGACCAGGAGGACTGGCACGCCGCTTGGCGAGGCCGTCCCGTGGCCGTGGTGGAGACGGTGGAGGACGCGCTGCGGGTGATCGGGGTGGAGGGCGCTTCGTGAACGGTCTGCCCTACTACAAGGCTTACCCTCGCGACTTCGTAGAGGGCACCATTGGAATGCCGTTCGAGCTCAAGGCGGCGTACCGCCTCGTGCTGGACCTCATCTACATGCAGGGTGGGCGCTTGCCCGACGACGCTCGCTACATCGCGGGGCTGCTCGGTTGCTCCACGAAGGCGTGGACCGCCTACCGCGGCAGGCTTCTCGAAGCGGGCAAGCTCTACGTCGATGGCCCGTCATTGCGAAATAATAGGGCCGATGCCGAGCTCGAAACTCTCGCGAAACTCTCCGATGTTCAGCGCCAAAAGCGTCTCGGCAAGAGCAAGAACAAGGACTTACAGGAACCGCAGTCCGACCATACAGAACCAGAACCAGAACCAGAGAAGAAAGAGGGTACTGACGTACCCTCTAGACGCACGGCTTCGCCGCGCTCATCAGCCAAGAGCCGCATCCCCTCCGACTGGCAACCGAGCGACGTTGGCGTCGCCTACGCCCGCGAACAGGGATTGCCCGACGACCTCATCGGCGAGGAAGTCCGAGGCTTCGTGGTCTACTGGACCGACCGCACCCGCGACGCGAGCAAGTCACCCGCCGGTTGGGAGATGACTTGGCGAAACCGCG